TTAATATTAAACTAAAGAAGGGATTGGTATAACATAATCAATAATATAGGTATCTTTATCTAATTTAGTAGGAATATTATCAGAATCAATTTGAATTTTTCCAATAGGATAATGTAATTCAAAATCATAAACAGTTCTAGTATCAGGATAGAACCAATAATATTCAGAAGAAGAATATTCTTTATTATCACTTGAAGGATCAGATAATAATTTTACTGCTTTAATTTTAATTACTTTTATTTTCATAACAATTGATTTAGTACTATTTAAACCATTATCAAATTTCATATCTTCATTAATATCTTCTCTATATGCTGGACCAATATATTTATTAAATAAAGATGGTTCATCAAATTGAAAACATTTATAATCTTCTACTATTGAATTATGATTCATATTTAATACACAATCAATTGCTACTTCTTTCATTGCATCTAAAAATGATTGTATTAAACTACTCTTACTTCTTGCTAAATCTTCTATATATTGATCAGTTGTCCATTTATCTTTTAAGGTTCTAACTGCTCTATATCTATATATATCTACAAATCTATCTTCCATTGGTAAATCACTATGAGAACATTGTCTAATACCTCTACCAATCATTTGTGTTATTCTTACTTCATTCCAATATGGTTCTAATATATGTATTTGTCTAACATTCCTTAAACTTAAACCTTCTGATCCTGCTGGACTAATTAATATTATTTTTATTAATTCACCAGTTTTATTTTCTTTTCTATTATATAATTTCATAGCATTATATCTATCTGCTGGTTCAATACCACCATGATATTCAACATAACCTATTTTTCCATCTTGTTGTTTTAATGTTGCATTATAAAATCCAAAATAATTTAAATATATTTTTAATACTTCTAATCCTTCCATCATTACATAATTTGAATATACTACAGTTGGTCCTTTTGAATTCATTATATTAAATATTATATTTGTCATTTTTGAAGAACATGTCCACATTTCATTATATAAATTTGATTTTTTTGTTTCAGAATCATGGAATTTCTTATAATCTCCATTATATTTTTTTAAAAATGTTTCAACATCATTTAATATTGTATGATTATTTTTCTTATCAATATCATTTTGTTTATTAAAATAATCTATTAATCCATTTATAAATGATAATATTGTTTGTTTATATAAATCAATATTTGTATATGTTTCTGAATCTTTTGATTTTTTTAATTCTCTTCCTTCTAATAATTTTTCTGCTTCTCTTTCTGATATTTTAAATTTACTTGGTCTTGGTCTTGTTTCTCCATTTATTTTTTGACTTATTGGAGGAAATACAAAATTACATGCTTGTCTTGTATATGATTTATATGTTTGTGATCCTGAACCTGATAATTTCATTTTTAATGCTAATTTTGTTTCTATTTCCTCAAAATGACTATATATATCTTCTTGATATTCACTTATTGGACAATCTACATAATGGGTTAATGGTTTTGCAAATACATCTGGTGTTGAACCAACATAATATGAAACTAAACCCATTATACGACGCTGAAATAAGTTTTTATTCTTTTTACTTATAGTTGAATAACCTCCTGAATCTATAAATAAATGATTAAAATCATTTTCACTCTTTGGAAATATATTAGGTCTTAATAAATTAAATAATAATGCTATTTCAAATGGATTATTTATTGCTGGTGTCCCTGATAATAATATTACTCTTGTATCTGGATTTTCTCTCTTATCTTGAATTATATAATCATAAATTATTTGAGCTCGTTTCCCTGTTTTACTACTTATATTACTATATACATTTCTTATAAAATTATGAACTTCATCTATTATATATAATGACTTTTTACTACTATCTACATTTTTTATTGCATCTAAAAAACTACGATCGGCTATTGGTGAATCATAATGTACAAATACTATATTATTAAATCTATAATCATATTCCTCTTTATTTAACCATAATTTTAATTCATCTAACCATGTCCCTTTTAATGTACTCTTTATTAATATAAATACATTCCATCCTGATGTATAATTATATAATGCATTGTATATATTTATTGATGATGCTGTTTTTCCTGAACCTAATCCATGATAGATTAATATATCCTTATATGGACTTCTATAATCTAAATACTTTGTTAAAAATATTTGATATTTCTTAAATTCTTTCTTTATTGTTCCTTTTTCATCATCTTTAATATTACATGGATCTAATGATGGATCTCTTATTATTTCTGGTAATTTATATTTTCCAAAATTTTTTAATATCCATGACGGAAACATTCTTCCATTTTGTTTTAAGTCAATATATTTATTTTTTTTACTTATAATATCTTTAGAAACATCAATTGACATAATATTTATATATTAATTATATAAATTAATTTAGTTCCGCTTCCATTTCAAAATCTAATTCTTCTTCTTTTACTTCTTCTTTATTTTCTTCTTGTATTAATCCATAATGTATTAATGCTTGTTTAGCTGCTTCTTGTTCTCCTCGTTTTTTTGATGATGATACTCCTATACCTACTATTTCTCCATCATCTCGTTTATTTTTCTTTTGTTTAACAAAAATAGTAAATACTTTTTTATGATCTGGTCCAGAGATATCTAATGCACCATATGTTGGATCATCCCATCCCATTTGATGATAATATTGTAATAATGTATCTTTATAATTTGTTTCATTACTTAATAATTGAGCAAAATCTACTACATCTTCTATTAATTTTATTACAAATATCTTACATGGTTCAAATCCAAATTCTAAAAATAATGCTCCAATAAATGCTTCAAATGTATCTTCTAATATATTTACATTATTTTTCCTCCCATTATTTATATCTATGTATTTTGATAATAATATGTATTTATTTAACCCTATTATTTTCGTAAATTCATAAAAGGTATCTCCATTTTCTAATTTTGTCCTTAATCTTGTCATAAATCCTTCGTTTTCTTCTTCATATCTTTTATATAAATATCCCGCTAATATTAAATGTATCACTGAATCTCCTAAAAATTCTAATCTTTCATATGATTGTGTTTGTAATGGAACTGCTTTATTTGGATCATTTATTGGTTCTAACTCTTTATTTGTATTTTTTGTCTTATTTTTCTTATAGTATTCATCATCGTGAATAATATAAGACTTATGTATCATTGCTTTTTGAAATAATTCTAAATTTGTAATTTTTATATCTACTCCATATTTTTTTAACATATCTTCTATATATTCTTTTGTTATTAATTTATTATTTTCATTTAGTATATATAATTCTGGATTTAATTCGTCGGACATATATTTTATATTCTCCTATATTCTTTAAATTTTTTCCTTTCAGTTTTTTTATTTAATATTATTTTATTGAAAAATAATATTAAATATTTAATATTATTTTACTATAAAATAATTTAATAATAGTTAATTAATTAACTATTATTAAATTATTTTATTGAGGTCCTAAATAACTAAAATGAATAAATCCTTTTGCACCCATAACTACTGTTGTTGGAGCAGTAAATGGTAAAGCAGGAGTAACATTTGTTAAATTTATATTTCCTGCATTTAAATTAGTATTTGGAATATTAATATATACTTGAATTAATGTTGCGGTAATTATATCCGCTACATAATCTGCTGATTCAAATGTTACTCCATCATCTAATGTTAATGTTCCTGTTTGTTGTGAAGGAATTGGACTGACTTGTGTCCATTGAGCAGCTCCAGTTGTTTGGATTAAACTTATATAAAATCGTTTTGCTAATATATTTACCCAAATTCTAAATCCACCATAATTTTCTGTTTCATCATTATTAACTGTTGGATCTGATAATCTTCTATTTACTACTAATTTTCCATCAATTTCCATTTATATATATTATATTAGAGATTATAATTTTAATAAAAATATGTCATTTATTGATAAATCTGTTGAATATAATGCTATTAAATCATTTCTAACATAATTATTTGTTTGTGGTCCAATTGTCCATGTTGCTTTTCCTGTTATTGTTTCACCTGGTTTTATATTTAATAATGAATTACTTGGTAAATTATCTAATAATTCTATAGTTCCCATTATTTCTGGTGAAAATTGTGTTACTAATAATGGTAAAATTGGTAAATTTATTATTAATGAACCTAATGTTGCTGGATTTCCTTTATTTAATTTTAATATATATATCTTCTCTCCACTATTTATTACACTTAAATTTCCTGTTATTATTACTAAACTTTCTATACTTCCATCTTTCCATGCCATTATTGGAACATTATTACTTAATAAACTACTACCTACTAATTGTAAATAACCTGGTATTGATCCTGTAAATGAAAAACATCCTAATCCTTCTCCTGATGGTCCTTGTTCTCCTGTTGGTCCTTGTTCTCCTGTTGGTCCTTTTTCTCCTGTTGGTCCTTGTTCTCCTGTTGATCCTTGTTCTCCTGTTGGTCCTTGTTCTCCTGTTGGTCCTTGTTCCCTGTTGATCCTTGTAATCCTTGTAATCCTTGTAATCCTTGTAATCCTTGTGGTCCTTGTAATCCTTGTAATCCTTGTAATCCTTGTAATCCTTGTAATCCTTGTGGTCCTTGTTGTCCATAAGGACCTTGAATTCCCATAGGACCGTGTAATCCTCTTGGACCTTCTACACCACGAAGTCCACGAGGACCACGAGGACCAGTTTTACCACGAGGACATCTTTTTTTTTGATAATGATTTTCTGAACTATTATCTGATGAGTCTGAATCAGTAAAATTTTCATTATTAGACATACATATATTACTATTATAATACTTGTTAGATTTAGACATTTATATATAATTTATATATACAAATTATAATTTCATCATCCTGAAAGATAAAAAATATTATTATATTATTTATCTTATTACATTTATTTTATTACAATTGAAAAGAATAAAAATCACCATTTGCTCCATAAGTTGTCCATAATGCAAACAAATCATCACGAACAAAACTATTTCCTGCTGGTCCAATATCCCATCGTATATTTGATCTTACTTCACCTGGTAAAACATTTAATACTGCTGAAGCAGATGATGAAATTTCACCAATAAATGTAATATAACCCATAACATTTGGATTACCAGTTGTTATTGTTCCCATATTTGCAGGTGTAAAACCGCTAATTAATCCATTTGGTGATTTTAAGATATATATAATAGAATCATCATATATTGTACCTCCTCCTGAATTCTTTTGATACATAAACGCTTCAAATGAACCATCTGCCCATGGCATTACAGGAGTTTCATTTAATAGTTTATTTTGTCCTACTAACGATTGATACCCTTTTTTTTGTCCTTCAAAGAAAAATGTTCCTAAACATTTTTTTCCTTGTGGTCCTTGTGGTCCTGTATTTCCTCGTGGTCCTTGTGGTCCTTGTGGTCCTGTATTTCCTTGTGGTCCTTGTGGTCCTGTATTTCCTCGTGGTCCTTGTGGTCCTTGTGGTCCTGTATTTCCTGTATTTCCTTGTGGTCCTTGTGATCCAGTATCACCTTGTGG